CCCTATGATGTTGCCTTCCGTTAACAGTACAACGTCGGCACCCGGTAATTTAATATACATTTCGTGGCTCAATGGCTGGCCTGTCAACACCCCTGTCAACGCTTCGCCCCATACCTCGCGGTATGCAACGCATGACTCGGGGACCTTGTGGATTGCTGGTCCTTCAATGGTCGGGGACTTTCACCCCTTGATCTCTACCGGTCTCCCGGCGCACACTGTTTTTATATACAGTATTTTTAATGAAGACTCTGATCAATACAGGTTACAGCTATCGATCAGACGCGCCGACGCAACCTAATGATTCTTAATAATCTGTTAGGTGCACATAGATCGTCTTCATAGCTACCACCACCTCAACCATAACTTTCTGAGGGCTGCTATCATGACCAGCTTTCGAGATCATTGCTCAATGACTTCTATTATTTTTACTCTGCCCACTATCACATATGTCATTGATTTTCCCAAATCGCAGACTGCCCCTGATTTCACTATCATTTGATTATAACCAACTCAAAGTGGTCAGGTAGTCATACATACCTTTTTGTTTTCTTGAAATGGTTCACATCTTTTCTTCTGAATACATACAAACGATTCCTGTTCTGATGTATGGTTTACTCATCCCCTATGAAAATCACTATCGTTAAAGGAGCAAGATTTGGAAATGAAGATTAGAGAGATTTTCGTTACTACCGCGTATATGCAATACCAAGACATACATAAATTAATATATATTCAACAATCAATTCGTATGGAGCCATTATGAAAAACAAACTGTTAATACAACAGAACATTAGTTTCGGCAACCCTGGACAAATTACATTCAGAGGAGGAAACAATATTGATAACCTGGTAAATAAAACATTATATTGGGATTCTATTGTTAACTTAAACACAGGATTAGTAGGCTCCCCTACCAGCCAGGACATTGAAACACTTAGGCGAGAAGGTATTTTCGAAGATGTTAAAGTTGATGTCATCGGTGAAGGTGAGGTTTCAATGTTGGTTGCAGAGGCAACCAAATCAAAGATACTCACTCTTTTAGATGACAAAAGTATAAACTATATCCCGGATAATTTATCACCAAGAGTTCTTGTAAATGAAGGGATCGCTCATAACACAGGCGGTGCTTTAATCCACATAGTCAATTCCATGCCATTCATTGATGTTAACACGCCATTAGATGAAGTTCTTGAATTCAGGCAATCCAGAAAAGAACAATTAAAACATCTCACAACCACTTTAAACTCAATGGAATTGAGAGTGTTAGAAGCACAAAATCAGGCAATGGAGTTAAAGAAAGTGATGAATGAAATTGACATGGCATGTTTAGAAATATATCGCTTGTATAACGAAAAGAACTTTACTTTAATTCCTTCTGCCATAAAATTAAACTTCAACATGAAAAATATACTCGCAGTAGGTGCTTCCGTGTATGCAGGGGCAAGCTATTTACTGCCGCAGACAGGAGCAGCTGTAGCTGCATTGGTTGGTGGAGCGGCGTCAGTCATAAGTTGGGAAGGCTCAGTAAGAATAAAGGGTTCTCATAATACCAATCCTTTTAGCTATACCGCAGAGGTAAGGAAACACTTCAAGTAAATTTTACCCGGCAAGTTGCCGGGTATTTAATTTTACCAAAGGCCCCATTCCACTCCGAAGCTGTTTTTCAGCCACTGAGCATTTGCCAGTATCTGAGCATCGGTTAGTTCTACGTTGTATACCAGCACAACGGAAATGTTTGAGCCCCCAGTGAATTGCGTTGTTGCGTATGACGTGCCGAGGCGTAGCGTTCTGTCGGTTGTTACCGTTCGCCCCGCACTCGTGGAAATTGATGAGATCATAGCATTCGTTACAGGATCGTAAGCGAATGCTTTTACGGAAGCATTTTTAATAACGCCACCCGTTATCGCCAGCACGCCAGCGGGAAGATCGGTAGTTGGTACAACTGTATCCGCCGACGCAATCGAACTCCCCATTTGACCGAACGCCTTAGCATGGCCGAGATAATACTGGAGCGTATCGCCGCTGATGGGTGACTGAGAGTAGTTAGCAAGCAATACACCATTCTGCGAATCAGCGCCTGGCAGGCTGATACCCATAACCGTCATTACCGGCGTAGAGGGCAGCTGCGTATCGTAGAAATTCGCGGTCCCGGTCGTAGCATACTCGCTACCAACGGCAGGGGCGCCAACTTTGAGCAACGGCTTGTTAAGGTCGGCGTAGTTGACGAGAGGGCTACCAACCTGCGAAGAAAGAAAATACGCTCCAACCAGACCGGCCTTGTTGGGAAGATCAGCAAAAATATCATCAACAACAAATTCGCTGATGTGTTTATACCCGGTACCAGGAAGTATCGTTGGCAGTCGTAGGCTCATATTATTGTCCCCATTTAAAGAAAGTATTTATAAAGTTGGCGAGAAAGAAAATCTGCCCCGTTGTTGTTCAGGTGCAAAGCGTCATTCCACAGGCCGTAGGTATTCGCCGTCGCATATGCTGCCGGGAAGTCATCATAGAGGCTGAAGAACTCGACGTGGTTTTCGTTCGCTACCTGCCGCATCACATCGCGATATGAGGAAAGCGGATAACTGCCTGACGCGTTACACTGCGGTGGGGCGATCAGGACCAGAGCAGTATCAGGAAGCGCCGCTTTATAAGCCTGCACCCAGGAAGTCAGTGCTGTATAGAAGTTCGATAACGTCCGCCCCAACCGGTAGTCGTTGGTCCCGATAATCATAAAAATGATGTCCGGGTTAAGCTGTTGGGCGAAGTAACTGATGTTGCCGAGGACCTTGGTGTACCCGTCCGCCGTGATATTCGCGTTACCAAACTTCTGAATCTCAACGCCGGTTGACGAGATGGTGGCGTAGACGCCGTAAATAACCGCGGTGTCGGCGTTGCCGGTTAGGTCGATGACCAGTTGGTGTGTGCCATTGGCCAGGCCGGTAATATCAACTTTTGTGACGTTACCTGTACCTGCGCCCGTCACTACTATCGGCGTGCCGCCGTCGATGGTATAGCGAAATGTTCCCGTAGTGTCTTTGTAATAAATGGACAGCCCGGTAGCGCTGACCGCGTTCAGAGTTATCCTCGCTGCTGTGCCGGTTGCGTAAAGGCACAAACCATCGAGGGCACAGCCATACGTAGGCGCTGCTGTCGTCTCTGACGCATCATACGTCGTCCAGCCGCTGATATTGAATGACATACCGTTGAGGGTGTCACCGTTAGCCGACGCAAAATTTATCCAACCCTCGCCGGCTTTGCTGTATTCCGAATAAAGAATGTTCGCCATCATCTGCGGGATGGCTTTTTTCTCTGTCCATGAATCGCCGGTAAAGCCAACTTTTAATTTTGAGGTTACAGATAATTTATATTTTGTTTTTGCTGTTCTCCAGCGCCAGGCAGTTCGGGCATCTGTGTATTTTTGATTGGGCTGAAAAAGTCCGATTAACGCAGCATAGACCAAATCTACGAATGATGAATCAATGCCTTTTACGGCCAGCCTGCCGTCAACAAGATAAACTGGTACCATTCCCGCATCGTCTTTGAATAACGGCACTAATTGAGGCGAAATCTTCTCTTTCTGAACCATTTCTGCGAGGGTAGGAATAACAGTACCTTTTCCAGCTACCTTGTCGGAGAATGACCCCGTTACTGCTTTTGCATCTAATTCGCCATTCTCCAGATAGATAGGTACGTTACCCGCCATATCATGCACTACCGGAACCAGAGCAGGCATCACCTTTTCCTCAGGAACTCTTTCCAGCGCCTCTTTTGCGGAATCGCTGGCTTCATCGACAGCCTGCTGAGAAGGCATTTTTCGCCCGGTAGGCTGCAGCGTCCCGCCAACGTTCATGACTTCGATAGCGAGGGCGCTGTCGTCCGGGCTGCGGTAATACGCGGTACTCCCCTCGGGAATATTCGCGATATCCGCCTGCGCCGCCGCCAGCGTCTGATACTGCTTACTGAGAGGAATCAGGTTCTGCCGAACTTCGTCATTCTTAGCCATCATCTGGCGCCAGGTATCGAGCGGTTCACCTGCGCGGTCGTTAACCGTTCCGGCCGGACCGTTCACCAGTTCGTCAGCGCGCTTGACGTTATCCAGGAATATTTCAGGCGTCGTCGTTCCCAAAGGCGGGTTAAGTTCGGCCATGTTTTTTGCTCCAAAAAAGGCGTTCGCCCAAACGAGGGTTTGAGCGAAAAGAGTTAATTAGGGGTTGTTATGGGGTATTACGCGACGTCGCCGGGGTATGTGGCGTCGTCGTACTGGTAGAAAATTTCTTTATATTCAGGTGCAGTAATCTGACAGTTGCTGTCACCCGATGGGGCAACCTCCTGGACTATCCCATGCCGCGCACCCTTTTCACTGTCGCAGAACAATAACTTCGGCAGATCAATATCTGGGTCGTCCATAATCCAGTCGCCGGGATGCAGGTCGTCGTTGTACGGCACCGTCAGCGTGAAATCATCTACCCGTTGCGGCGTTAGCATTCGCGATGATGGTCGACCGTCCTGAAACTGTATCCAGCAGCGAGGATTCGCGTAGCTCCAGTCCAGTGGCTCCGTGACGTGCAGCGTGATTTCCTGGAAGTCGTAAATCATCGCGTCAATCAGGCAACTTTGGGTTTTCCCGGTTGGAATGTCGTCGGACAAAATGATGTGATCACCGAAGTCATGACACCACCCCAGCATCGAAGTCGTAGCCGTATACGTTCGGCGTTGGTGGAGATATTTCATTAACCTACGCATCCCGATACGCCAGGCGCGATCTGCAGTCATGGCAACATCAATGGTGTATGCCTCCGTTTTGCGCGGAAAAGGATTTTCCGGCGTCCGGCACTGTACGGTTTCCTCCGCCCAGGTCACAGGGTTGATATATTTCACATCCACGCCATCAAAATCATCCTCCGACGGGACCCTGAATGACGTCTGCATTTCCTCGACGGTATCCTGAGGAGTAATGATTCCGGTCCAGCTTTTGACGCCCTCTCTCCCGACAGAAAGCAACCCGTCAGACAGCAGAAAATACCCCATGCCAGCCTCGGCTATTTTGTCTAAAATATCCTTTGCTGACGTGCTGTCACTGCTTGCCTGGTGATCAAAATATTCTCCCCTTGGCGTCCAGTAGGTCGCCTCCAGCGTACTGAGCGCCGCAATGTCGATCTGGTCGTCGCGATATCCCAGACTGCGGGCAAGATGCAGGAACGCACCGCTGATTGTCCTGTCACCACCGCCATCATAATTCCGCGTGGCGACAACACTCACACGCTTGTCTGACTGCGCCGCCAGCTGGCCGCCGGTTTCAACCGTGATCCCTATTGTTGATATCCCAGCGTAGGCGGTCGGACGGGAAAGCAAACGACCTCTGAGCGCCTGCCAGAACATGCTGTCTCTCGCGTTGTTGCTCCCCTGCTCGTTACGGCGGCGGCATCGAACCTCCACCAGCCCGGGAGAGGACAGATCAAAACGCTCTGTAAAACCGAGGCCATTAATGTTTTTAAGCGCGTAAACCCCTGGCTTACTCGTCCACCCTGATCCGGAACCATAAACGCGATACTGGATTTCATACTCGACATGGCGGACCCGCTTATTCCCGTTGTTCTGGAACCCGCAAATTCCGTTTGGGAAAGCAAAGTTGACCTCGAAGGCGTCCACAACTTCATTTTGCGGGCAGGCAAGAAAGGGGCCTAGCCAGGTTTCATTATCGTTAATACCAGACGCGGCAAAATCCACGACGGTACGGGTCATAAAGCCTGACCAGGTGCTGTCGATGACACCGTTAACCACACGCTGTACGGTCGCAGAGGGGCCATCAGTAGACGCTATCTGGTATTCGTTGCCACGGTGCGCCAGGGAAATCCGCTGGGTTCCTTCCGGCAATCCGGAAAAGGCAGTGCCAGAATCGTATGCCAGCGTGACGCTGGCTGTTACCGCAGGGCTTCCGCCGCTGGAGGCTGCACCAGCAGTAAATACCGGGCTGTCACCAAATACTGATGCAGGCAGAAATGATGACGCAATGGAACCGCCACGCCAGGGGCTGGAGATCTCCACGATACGTATTACGCCACCATCATCCTGAGCAATCAGCCCTGAACCATTCAACCCGCCATTAATCGCTGCGAGCAAGCCAAACATTGTGCCGTAGTTGGCGACCAGAGATATGGTATAGGTGATACCCTGCCAGGTCAGAGCAAAGGTCTGGCTGGTTGTCGTAAAGTCATACGTTGACGGCGACGCACTGGCGCGTAATACCGCAGTCGCTCCACCGGCTCCCGGAATGGCGTCCTGGTGCGGGGTATACGTGGCGATCTGGAGATCATAGTCAGTACCGTTAAACGTTAGGGTGACAGGCATTCCGCTGAATGGCGCAATCTCTGACACGACGTCGCCTGTCAGCACGTTAAAACCGCCCTCGATGGATACCTGATAATTCACTGGCGCTTTCAGGGTGACAATTGCACCGGCGACCCAGCCAGGGGGAAGTTTGTTCTCATCCTCGTCTTCATCATTATCATCATCGACATCGAGGCCAGAAAACGAGACAGAGGCACCGCTGACGGTCATGGCATCAGCAACGATATCACTGGCTTCAGGGGCAGTCTGAGCCATATCGAGGCCGCTTCCGCTCGACGTTCCCCCAACTTCCGTTGAGTTGAACCATATCTCGCTGCGACGATCCCCGGCCACATTATCGCCGGGCCCATAGCTGGTATATGAAAAGCCCTCGCCTAAGGTCAGCGCCGGAGTTTCTCCTACCCGAAAATCTCCACCGGTATAGGAGAAACGCCCATATCCAAGGCAGACAAACATTTCTACCGTCATTCTGGTGGGATCAGCGGGGTCGAATCGCGTTACCGGCTGCACCAGGTAATCCGGGTAAATCCGGTTTCGCCCAAAAGCCTCCCTAACGGGATCGCCAAGCTTCGCTGTATTGGCTTTAGCCGGAGACAGATCCAGCGATGAAGCGTTACTGGATGAAAAACCGCCCAGCTCTGGTTTTGGGGCAAAGAATAATGCATAGGCCGTAGACGCAATGGATACGGCCACCGAAACCCACGCGGCAATTTCAAGACCCGTGCCATAAGGAATGGGATATATCCGCACGTCACTGTCTGGCCGCAACAAACATAACGGCCATTCCGCCGGGGGGACTGCCTGGCCGTTCAGCTCGATCACGACAGGATGAGTTTTATCCTGTGAATAGCTCGGGACATTTCTGCTCATCCACTCATGCAGCGTCAGCACACCATGCTCGTGCGTTTCAATGGGTTCACCCGGTAGCCGGGACGGGTAAAACTTTATCGTCATTGCCAGAACTCCACGCGGTTAAAGCGACGGATAAATCGCGACAGTGGCAGAAACGTAACCCCCGAGCCTGGATTGCATTCCGCGACCTGCAGCTGGTTATCGAGCATCACAACGATCCCGACATGGGAAACTGTTGAGCCCGAATAGCAAGCCACTCCGACACCTTCACAGGGTTCACAACGTTTCAGCGAAAGCATCAGCTTTCTCGCTTCCCGGTCGAGGCCCCCGCCGTCTTTGGTCACACCTGCAAAATCCGGCCATTCAGGTAGCCCCAGGTCGCTGCGTATTTCATTCACAATGCCGAAGCAGTCGAGTAGCGGGTAGGCTCTACCGCCCTTCTGCCATTTAACAGAACGGTATTTATCAGGATTAAACATATTTGCCTCAGGTTAGTAACGTAAGCCCGGATGCTCGGCGAGGTTGTAACGTTTACGGGGCCAGGCTGTTTTGAGGACATTCATATAGCCTGCCGTGACCTGAACTGCTGTCGGGGTCCAGGAGCCGGATTTAATATCGAGCGTATACGGTGATGATGCCGGAGCAGACAGATCGGATGAAATGTACCGCCGGAATGTCAGCGTGGCTGATTTCATTTCATCCAGAATTTTATCGATCGCCTCTGAAACCCGTCCGTCAATATTGCTGATAGCAAACTTTAAATCCTGTGTCCCATCGGCGTTCCTGGCAGGTAAGGCGATATCTATCGCGCTGGCATCAAACGTCACCGGCTGACCATTTTCCAGCGTCACTGAAACGTCATCCCAGCCACTGGTTAGCCAGTAGTTATCATCGCCTGCTGATATCTGCAGCGTATCGTGAATAACCTCCGATCCGCTGCTGGCATATAGTCGCTCAAGAATTGTCATGCTTCGGCCACTCTCTGTTTAGCGCAATATCCAGTAACGACTGGCCAGCCAGCCATTCCGGGTAATTCCCCCAGCCAGAAGGCGGTAAAGGGCGTTCCCATAATTCCAGCGTTGCGCTGTACTGCCAGTATTTTGGCGCGACCAGCGTCGGTCCCTCGTAAATATCCACGAACCTGGCTTTATAGGGCTTTACCCCTATTGGGGTTTGGAGTTTCAGATAGAACCAGGACTGGCCATCTTTAAGCGCATCCCTGAAAAACGCCTCAAACACCTGCGCCAGAGCATCAGTTTTAAAAATCCATTTAACCGATGCCTGGGTGGGTGTTGAGGTATATCGCCTTCGTTGTTGAGCGCGACCGGACGTCATCTCCGTTCGCAGTAAAGGTGATATGGGCTTAAACCCGTACCCGTCCATAAGCGGCATGGGCAGGTATTCATCCGGGTAGAAAATATCTGCCATGAATATTCCCTCCGGGCAGGTTATCGTGGTTTTTTGGGCTGAAGGTTGGAGTAAAGTGCTCTGCCGAAGGCATTTTGAGGATTGTTTACGTCGCTCGTCAGTTCAGATTTTATCTGTTTAGCCAGGCGGCGGCCGTGGGCATCCAATGTCTGCATCATCACATCATCCGGTTTACCAGTGAGGTGGTAATTGACGTTGATGTCACCAGTTGAAAGAAGTTGTCTTTCCTGCTGCTGCCTCGCTGCGTTCTGTACCGCCGGTGATTCCCGCCCTACAGCTTTAACCCCCAGCGAGCCATCAGCGCCACGGGTAAGTGGCATGATGGCTTCCGGACCGGCCTCGCCGAACACACCCGCCCCTTTCGCAAACGCAAAATATTGCGGGGTGCTGTACACGCCGTTGCTGTAGGCAGAAAGTGACGGAGAATCGTAAACGCCTCCGAGAGCGTTAAATGAAAAATTAGCTCCCGCGCTTTGAATAGCACTCCCAACACTTGCCCCACCGCTAGCTCCGCCAAAAAGACTACCGAACAATCCACCAGCCCCACCGCCAAATGAAGCCATAATCGCTTTGGTGATCAACGCCTGTGTTGCCATCTGGATGAGTGTCTTAATCACCGTTTCTCCCAGGGAAGAGAAAATATTCGACATCCCATCTTTAAACGAAGCGGCGCCCGTCAGGACGCTGGTCAGGTTGTTGGAAATAGAGTTAGTGGTGGCATCCAGAATTTCGCTGGTTGCAGTGGCAGCCATTGAACTCAGATCAGAAGCCTGATCGGCATAATTCATCAGGGAATCGCTGATCCCGGCCCACCAGTCTGACTGCTGTTCATCGGTTTTTTTGTAATACTCCTCCTGAATATCCAGGCGTTCGGCAAGCGCTGTTTTAAGCGCTTCCGTTTGCTTTTTATACAGGTCTTCGGAAATCTGCCCACGACTGAAATCTCGCTGTAAATCACGCTGCTGCCTCAGAAAATCAGCGCGAATATCCGCCATTTCCTTCATTCGATCACGGGCTTTATCCCCGTATCCCGCGCCGATGAAATCGATATTCCCCCTTTCCCGGGCGGCAGCATTACTGTCGGCCAGACCTTCGCGGAATGTTTTTAACTGTTCAGCGATATTTTTCTGATCAATAAGCGCAGCATTGTGCAGCAATGTTTCCTTTTTGGATTTTTCAAGCGAAGATAATTCCCCCTGAGTAACCTGATATTTCATCTTTGCCAGTTCAGTGTTTTGGCTGGAAAGAGCAATTTGCTCCCGTTGCTGTTTAATCAGCCGGGTATAGGTATCTTCGGTTTTCTCCGCCTCGGTTTTCCCATGCCTTCCTTTTGGCTTGGGTTTATTTTCCTGGTTGTTTCTCCATTCATTCAGGCCGTTATTAATCAACTCCTGCCGTCCGGTCTGAAACTGTGGGTCGTTAGTTAACCCCAGGTCATCCGCAGCATAACCCAGTCGTGCGCGCTCCTTGTCCTCACCTTTGAGTTTTGAAAGCGCCAGATCACGACGGCTTTTTTCAAGTGCAGCCGTTTGCTGGGTTGTCAGGTCTACCTGTGGTAAGCGTACTGGTGCGTTTACCAGCCCCTGTCGGGCCATGAGAAGATTATTTCCGAGACCCAGCAAACGGTTAAATTCAGTATGCTCACCGTTCATCATTAATAACGATTGATATGCTGAATTCTGTTCTGCAGCCTGCTGCCGGATTAATGCTATTCGCCTGTTCTCTATCCCTTCCAGTACCGACTGGATCGACTCAGACTTAGCCTGCATCTGAGCTAACCTCTCCTGTTCAACGGCCAGAGCGGAAGTCGCTTCTTCCAGACCACGGGTGACCGTTTCGACCGAAGTCAGGTGGTTTATCATGAAACCGCCACTGGTTGTTGGTCCGGGGTTAGACAGGACATACTGATAGCCAGCGATCTCTTCCTTCAGGCTTTTTACTTTAGATGCCTGGGCATCAACAAGACGGTTTTGCTCCTCCAGCGCCTGACGGGTTTTGGTCTCATTATCAGAAACTTCGGGCAGGGACATTGATTTTGTCTTTTCACGGACAGCATCAATGGTGTTTGCATATTCCTGAGCGGATAATCTGGCCTGCTCCTGATTCTGGTACATCGTGTACCAGGCACCGGCACCAAGCAAAACCAGCCCAGGAATACCGCCAACGAGGCCTAATGCTCCCCCCATGAGCCGGGAACCTACAGCAGTAACCGAGTTCAGTGCAGTCTGAGCGGATACTCTGGCCTGAATATTACGGTTAAGTGACTCCTGCGCCAGTGAGAGCCGTTTTTCTGCGGCGGCCTGCGCGTCTGTACCCCGCGCCGCTGCCAGTGCCTGCTGGGCACGATAAACTGCAGCACGCGCACGAGCTGTCGAAACCTGCGTCCCTCTGACCTGGGCTTCAGCTAAAGCTACTTCGCTTTTTGCGGCGTTAATAATCCCAGCCGTTGCAGAGCTGGCACCAAGAGCCATATTTCCCAAATATCGGGCAGCACCAACGGCAACAAGCGCTCCGGCAGCAGTTGCGACCTGATCAATATTGTTGGCTACGCCATCAAGTAATCCGGTCAGGGTATTTGTCGCGCCACTCGCTTCATTAGCTCCACCGACCCATTGCATAAAAGCGTTTTCAACTTTTGTTGCCGACGATGAAACGGTCTGCGGCAACTCACCATATTCATTCCGGAGCTTACCAAGCTGGCTGATGAGGGCCGGAACTACTTTATCAATGGTTAACTGCCCCTGATCCGCCATAGATTTAAGGTCTTTACGCGCAACCCCCATCCCTGCCGCAAGCGCCCGTATAACCCTGTCGCCGCTCTCGTTGACGGCATTGAATTCTTCGCCTCTCAGCACGCCCTGCGCCAGAGCCTGGCTAAACTGAGTGATGACCGAACTGGACTCCTGAGCATTCGCGCCAGAAAGTTTTAAACCAGTAGAAATAGCCTCAGTAATATCCAGGACCTGGCTGGAGCTGTAACCATATTCCCGCATTGAGGCTGCTGAACGGGAAAATAAATTAGCGTTGTCAGAAAAAGATGTGCCCGTTTTCTGGCTGATATCCATCAGCTGTTTTTGAGAGCTGGTAAAATCATCAGTTGATTGAGATGCCTGTTTTAGCCGGGCGTTTACTGAATTCCATTCATCAGCCAGGGATATTAAATGTCCCGTAGCAAAAGCACCAGCAAATGCCCCGGTTAATCCCAGTGCGGTAGCCTTTGCTGACTCCATCTGGTCAGTAAGCTCAGCAACAGAACGGCGAGTTTCCCGAACTGAAGCCGCAGCCTGCCTGCCGCCATTCTGCATTGTTTTATAATAATCAGCCCCCATACGTGACGCGCGGGCTATCTCGGTCTGAAATGACTGAGAGTTAGCAGAAACTTTAATGATAAGTTCACGCAGGGTTGCCATTTCATTTCCTCAGAAACAAAAAACCCCACATTGTGGGGCTTTTTTACGATTTCAATATTATTAAATTAAACCAGCTTTTTTCCTTGCTTCATCCAGATAATCTTTTTCTGGTTCCTCTTTTTTATGAGCAAGTGCAATCAGAAGATCAATTTGAGCACTTTGCTTTTCCGAAATTTCTTTAAGCATAGCGATCTGATCATTAGCTCTTACGCTTCCTCTGTTCAGGAAATACCAGATAACAAGATCAATAAGGCGAGCAAAAACAAATAATAATATCCAGCCAGTAGTAGTCATTTAAAGCACTCCGTGTGTCAAAAAAACAACATAGCACTCGTATGAGACGACAATAACTCAGTCCGGTTAGCGCTGATTATTCTGGCCGATTTTGTAATCTGAGCACCATGTTCATGATCCCACAGGAAATGGCGTGACGCTCAATACTCATCAGGTCAGTTATTACATGACTCAGCGTAAAAAAGGTGTAACCCAGCATATCTCGGCCATGAAGGCCGGTATCTCTGTTCGCTCAGGTCGCAGGATCGA